TTCGAAAACCTTGCCTGCAAGCTTGCCTATTTTATCAGTAGTACCTTCTACTCCAGTAGCAACATCTACTAATTCTTTACCCGCCTCTTTAGCATCATTAACAGCTCCTGCAAAATCTCCCGTAAATAGTTTCTTTAAAGCGCTACCTACAAAACCAGCTACTTCTAATAACGAATTAAATCGCTCAATTAAATTTTCTTTAATTGCAGTACCTAAATTACTTACAAATTCAGTAGGGTTTTCAAAAGCATTTTTGAAGAAATCAATTACTGGACCAGTATTATCTACTATGAAGTTTACAAAATCTCCAACAATAATAGATAGAGCTTCCGTAGCCGTAGCTAATATCTTAGTTACCTTAGAATTTTGTCCTAATATTTCGCCAAATTTCTCGAATACTTTAAGGATAATAGAAGCCGCGCCAAGAGTTTTTACCGCTTGCCCTAATGAACTAAAAGCGCCCTTAGCGCCTTCGGCAGATTTGCTGGCTTTCTTACTACTATCAGCTACATCGTCAATAGCACCCGATACCTCTGCAACATCCTTAGCACTGCTACCAGTATCTACCTTTAACTTAACTATTACTTCTTCTTTTTGCGCCATTAGTTTGCGTAGGTTAATTCAATTACTCTCAATAATTCTACTTTAGTCGTTTCTGGTATGGCTGGATTGAAATCGACAATTTTATTTAGTCTAAATAAAGCTCCATCTATGTATATTAATCGAGCAAAATTTAAAGAAAAAATATCTTCGACAGTCAGATATAAATAGCAAGTAAGTAGCTTGCTATCCTTGCTTGTTATCTCGGCTATGTAATCTCCCCAGAATGCAGTAAATAAGTTAGTGCTTGGATAAGGAGTTAATAGCTTAATATAAACCTCGTTAGGTACTGCAAAATTCAAATCATTTGTAGGCTGAGTAGGATTATCTAAGTGTCCTGCATAACCATATACAGTTAAAGCTGGAGAAGTCAGATTTGAATTACTTGGGTATAAATCCTTTATATGATAACTGCTTACATTTTCAACATAAGCATACTGCATAATTCTTAGGTTGTGATCCTTAGATACTTCTACGTTATTCTCTATGCTAAATATTGAAGCGCATATTTTATCATCACTTGAACGAGGCACTAATACCGAAGGCGAAAATATTACCTCTACATTCTGGCTATCTTCTGCAAATTGATATTTACTATCCTCTCTTCTGTCAGCGTAGCTCTGGTTGTATTTGGTCTGATATTTGTCATTATAATAATCGCTATCCTGCTTATACTTAAACTCAAAGTATCTAGCGTTTAATTCGCTCATTGGTTTAAGCGTTACCTCTTTACTGTGGTCTACCTTATTCGACCAGTCTACCGAATCTGCCGAAGGATCAGAAAGCAAAAGTAATCCAGTCGGATCGCCTGGCTCTCCATGTAGTAGCAATTCTCCTAAGTCATTTATCTTTAAGAATCCAGCGCCTTTTAAATAGAAGTCAATGTACGGCTCTATAAGCAAATGGTTTCCAATCTCAGGATCTTCAAATACATAAAGATTAAATAGCCTGCATATCGAAGCAAAGAAATCCTTCTGCTTAATACCTCTTGGCAGTAGGTTCTTCATATTAAGATCGTCTCCTTCTTCAGCTGGAGCTACCTGCGGATAATCAGATATAAATTTAAAGGTAAGGTCTGGAGCTAAAATACAATCTTCTTCTGGAGAACCAAAAGTGTATGCAATGGCTAGTGAATCGTTTGTATCTAAACTAGTTTCTATTAGCCAATCTATTGGGAATATTTGATAATCACTATTAGGAATAAAAGTTTCTGTATATAAAACTTCAGCATTTTGGTAAACGCTTAAAGTAAATGAACCTAGTCTACTCATATATGGAGAACCGACTACGCTTATTTTCCCTAGCGTACCATTTTCCCCTTTGTAAGTGAAGTTTGTATTATCGGTAGTTTCAAATAACGTTAAATTACTTATGATATTAAACTGTACTGATGCTTGAGTAATAAGCGCTCCTTCTGCTCCAGTTACATTTAACAAGTCCTGCCTTAATTGCTCAAGTACTGCTTTGTTATTTGGGATAAGTAAGCTCTTAAAATATGGAGTTTCAAAGAACGCAGACTCGTAAGTATACTTGGCGTTCTTGATAATCGAATCCATAAATTCGAAAACGTGAAATGCTGGCCTAAATGCGTTGATATGGTAATCTGTATTATTACCACTATTCCCCCCATGCTTACATTTGCCGTAATCTATTAAAGGATATACCAAACCAATACCAGAAGCTACTGCACCCGAAGGATCCCATGAGGCCACTATATTTTCTACTGTCCATTCCTCATTATAGACATTAAAATTATCCATCTCCTCAATTAGGCTATTCCCAATTGCAGCAGAAAATCCTCCAAGCTCGCCAAATACTACGCACTCATACTCTATCGCTCCATCCTTAATACGAACCTCTAATAAGCGTAATACGCCTTTAAACACTTGTATTTTATTTACAAAGATTTTCGCCTCCGCTTGGCGAGTTGGATCAAAATTATACCCAACATTTGGCTGGTCAGGATTACTAACGAAATAATTATTAGCACTAGCAAAATTATATATGTGGCCAAATACCTTATTATTATTTGCATTGCCTGGAAGTGTTATCGTCTTGGAGTAGTTTGTATTTCTTGAGGCAAAGTCTTTAATGTCATCAATGGCATAATTCAACTCTGCACCAATATCATCAAACAAATCTAATCTACTGCCTTCGATTAATATCTCTGTTATCATCTGTATTGGATTTGCTGTTTAACTCCTAAGTCAAAGTTTAACTCGTAGTTAAACATCTTATCTGCCGTATCGATTTTTTCTTCGTAGCTTGTCTCTTTCATGATAATAGGGAAGTAATCACTACCGCTATAATAGTAAGCCTCATTACTAGCTATAAGCTGAGAGCCTAGCTCGTAATCGGTGGCACTAAGATAGTCCGAAGTTACTTTAAATCCGTATTGGATATTACCAGCAAATGCTTGTGTCCCTCCGAAGTGAACTCCTGAGCTTGCCTTATTAGTCATAGTAGTACCTACTCTACGATACTCGTTAGATTTGTAGGTAGATCGTGATACTCTTTGGCTTTCTCTAGATATTAATCTAAAGGTAAACGAATCGTATCCGCCAAATTTATTCTGGAATACTAACTGCACTGGCGTAAATCTTGGAGCGCATACCTGCTTAACTGTCATTGAGTCTGATCCGATAGTAACTCGCCAAGCATAGGTAGAGGCAGTAATAAAAGTACTTCCTAGATATGCGTTAATTGCAGAAGGAGATAGGTCTAATATTAAACCATGCGCAGTACTTAATCCGCTACCAGTAGATGAGCTTCCGCTATTACTACCATCCTCGTTTAGCTTTTGAATTGTAGCAGTTACGTTTGCTAAATCAGCGTTAAAGTAAGTGATGTAGAACTTCTCCCCATTAGCTACTTGGCCTGCCGTTCTATCTCTTGTAGTTAAAAACTTATTAGCATAAGTACTGATAGAATTGCGGAACGGATCAAGCGAATAGTTCCAAGCCTTACCAGTTGAAGAAGTTAAGTTTGTAGTTAACACTGCTCCGACTTGCTCTCCATAAATTATCGTATAGTCGACGTGTAAGAAACCATCTGCGTACTGGAGCAAGCTACTTCCGCTTGTGCTAAATCCACTTGCGAAATAGTTCCTAACAATTGGAGCTGCATCAAATACACCATATCCTCCTTCGTCTGGATAATTCTTAACGGTTGCGACTGTGACGCCACCAATCTGTACATCAAATACATACTTAAAATTATTTTGCGTTGAGTTGTTTGAGCTTACGACAAACCAAAGCGAATCATGCGCTGAGGAGTAGGAAGCTGGCGTACTATTTACCGTTATTGCCATTGTTTAAGTCGATTTCTTTATATATACTACAATATCTTTACCTAAAGCCTTAGATAGATTTTTGTAAAATTCATCATTAAAAGATTTGCCCATGGCGTAATCTTTAAATCCTATTGCTTTGATACCCTCTCTTTTAATCTTTTTACCAGTAGCATAAGCGACTCCTTTAATTTTACTTTGAGCAGTTGCCCCTAGTCTCTTTCGCTTAGTCTGAATATTACTTAAATTTTTCTTTTGCGTTTCTTGTTTAATATAATTCTTATGCCTAGTGTACCATTGAATTAATCTCTGCAAAAACTTTCCACCTACTGTATGCTTCTTAAACTTGTATGGACTTAAAGCTGGCTGGCCTGAGTCTAAACCTTTAACACCTGAATCCTGAAACATCCAATACTCTCTAGCTGGATTTTGCTTATCGTATCCAATTTCAATACCAGTATTTTTGCCAGACGAATCTGCTAAAATTACTTTAATGTCTTGAAGCTCTCCAGTATCTACTTTGCCTTTGGCATTGATTCTCTGAATTGCAGTCTTTATAAATTTATCGGCAGCTTTATTAAGCAAGGCAGTTACGCTATCTAATTCAACAGTAGCGGAGTACCCATCCTTAGAAGAACCTACTAACTCAAGTATGTCTAAATTCTTACCGTTTGCCATTAGCTTTATTCCTTAATTCAGTTTCGTAAGTATTCTTACTTGATAGATAACTCAAATCGTTTAAGAAAGAAACTGTACTCATTTTATAAACATCGTCTAACTTTACCCCCTCATGCTCTGCTACTAATTTAGCCTGGTATATCCATCCAAAGTATTTCATAAATTGGCTGCCAGTTTCCCTGCTATCTTTCTCTTCTTGCTTATTGTCAGGATTAAATAATCCTTTAAATCCAGCATCCAAGTTCTTTATGTTATTCATTCGCATCATAACGCTACCGAATACAATTTCAAACGGAGCAGACAAAAGCGTTTCCGCATAATTCTCGTGCTTCATTGGATCATACTCTAATTCTTTCCATCCGAATAGAGTAGGCTTCATTGGTATAATCATGGAAGCAGCAATACGATGTAGGTTATTTACAAAGTCAGGCGTAAAGTATTTAATCTCTATGTACCTGCCAGCTTCTGAGAACCTAGCATCATAATCAAATTTAAACTTTTGCTTGCCTACCTTTACAAAATCTACCGCTCGCATATTAGGCTCTCTCAAATACAAAAACTCAATATCTAAAATTACTTTTTTTATAGCTCTCTCACTTAGACTAAGCACCTGGCTTCTAGTCTTATTGATTAAAATGCTTACGGTATCTATGATTAAATCCTCTTCTTTTAGAGAATCTTTCTTTTCGTTTAGTTGCTGGATCTGTTGCCATTGCCATACAGTTACATCACTCCAAGTCATATCGTTAATAAATAGCTATTATGAAAAATTGTACCTTCCGCTTCCAGACTTGAAATCAAACTTACGCCAAGCCATAGCAAGAGCGCAAACTGTATCGTCATGGAATCCAGTAGGCGCAGAGTACTTTACTCCGTTTGCACTATACTGATATTCAAAAATCTCAAGCTCCTCTTTGATCATGCAATCTGGATAGTGTATCTTCTCCTGGTGTATTGCTACCTGAAGGCCAAGCATGATCTCCTGCTTGCTGGTGCTTGTAAACTTAAACGCCTCCACATCCAGGCCATCCCTTTGCAGTTGCTCTACGATAGGATCGCCTACTCCAGTAGCATCTATAATCATGGGAGCTTTTGGCAAGTTGCGAATCTTATTCTGTGTGCTTGCCCAGTCAGATTGGAATCGTTCAAAGTAAGCTACATTCCCTGCGTTATCAAGGCCGATAATTACAGTCCAGTCGTTATACTTAGCTAGGTCAATTCCGTAGCATTTAACGGGATTTGTTGACATTGCAGAAACGCATTTTAAAATAGCTTGGCTTCCAAATGGATTTGCAGAGTTCTCTGCTGGATTAGCCATGTACTCCTGCTCGAATACTACCGTAGGAAGTTCTGCTCTTGCTGCATCTATTTCAGCATCTAAGATATATGGATTATCGTAGCTTGTATATTTGAAGCTCTCCCATTCGTCATTAGCTTCCATGCCTTTAAGGTAAAGAGAATAGAAGAAGTTCTTGCCTTTAGGAGTTGACAGAAATATAGCCTTACCTTGATAGTCGGTAAGCGTTGGCCGTATTGAGTTCTGCCAGCCATCCTCTAGATTTGGAATGAATGAAGCCTCATCAATAATTGCGTAATGGAATTTTAAACCGCGTAGATTATCTAGCCTTTCGCCAGTAAAGAATCGGATAGTGCCTCCGCTTATTAGCTTAAATGTCAGGTCTGATCTGTTAGCCGTTGCCACATTGCTAGGAAGTAGTCTAGCTAACTCGTCAAAGAATACTTTTGCAAGCTGATAGGTAGGAGTAATGTACGCTACTCTTCCGCCTTTCATCGCTTCGATGCAAGTTATTACCTGGCATATTAGGGACTTCCCCCATCTACGCCCAGACATAAGCACCTTAAACCTAGCTTTAGAGTTTAAAACTTTGGCTTGGTTATTGTGCGGTTTGGGAAGTGTTATCTTCGTTTGCAAAGCTTATAATAACTTCTTGTTTCTCCTCGTTCTTCGCTCTGTCTGTCCATCCTAAAAGGTTCTTAGCATAGAATATGCCTTTACCTTCGTTTGCTACCACATCCGCCGCTAAAGCTCTAAACATTTCATCGATATGCTTTACTGCCTTGTGCATTGGATGATTGCTATCGTTCAATATATTGTAGTAGCTTGCCCGCTTGTAAAATTCAAAGTTCTGACGCGGAAGCCAGATCAATAAAAAGTAATTAATCGTAGGCAAGTGCCTTTCTTTAATTAGCTTAACGCCCGAAGCAGTAGCTACCTCCTTAGAATGGTTCAAGCAAAAATCTATATAAATATCTGCCCACTCAAGTAGCTTCTCTTCGTCTATGTCTTTCGGTGTTCTTGCCATTATTTTTTAAATAGTATTGACCAATCAGTAGGTATGTTTAATTTCTTATGAACTGAGTATCCGTACTCCGCAAAGAAAGCTATCCACTCGTCTACTGATTTAATATTAATATGTCCCCACCAAGCATCGAACTCTGGCGTTGTTTCGTAAGGCGTAGAAGACAAATAGAAATAGTCAGCTTCAATGCTTTCTAAGTATTCGTTTATTTGCTCGTCAGTTAAATGCTCTAGGACTTCTATGCTTACAATCATTTGCGCATGGCTAGGATAGCCTCCTAAATCGTGAAGCTCTATCCCTCTAGTCTTTGCAAAGTCTCTATGATATTTGTTAGGCTCAATGCCATAGTAATCGCATCCCTTATGAATCAAGCACTCGCCTAGAGTTCCCATCCCTGCACCAATCTCGATTATGTTTCTAGCATAATTCTTGATTATGTTTGCAGTCCCATCCATAAGCATAAAGTATTCAGGATTCTCTGGATTTACTCCTATACTCATTTCGTAATCGAAGAACTCTTTGTCAGTTGCCTGCATTATCTATTTGCTCTAGTTTTCTAATTGCCCACTCTATTCCTTCCGTTCCGCCCCAAGCATCCCACATCAAGCCTCCGCATCCTTCATCGTAAGGCACATCTTTATATTGCTGATGTCTTTTAAATGAAGCCATTCTCGCAATCGTATCTCTAGTGATATTCTCGCGCTTTGCTAATTGGCTTGCTCTTGCTTTACCAACTGGCGTACCACAATCTCCCCAGCCATTCTTACTAGCATATTCTACCGCTCGCCTAGCGTTATTAACCGCAGCTTCTGGATAATCATTATAGCTATCTACAAATTGACCGCTGGCAAGGATTGCCTGCCATACTTCCGTAGCTTTCTCTTCTGTGTCATACACGCAAGCTCCGCTACCGATTCTGTATTTTCCGTTACTGCATTTAATTACTGGCATTAGCTTAATAGTTTATTATAAATAGCCGTTCTAGCTATGTTATGACGGAACAAATCAAAGTGTTTTCTCACATATTCTCCGTTCGCATAACCCCAATCTTCTCGCATAGCTTTGCTCTCTGCCATTCGCTTTATGTCCTTCTCCCAGTCGTAGACTTGATAGATAGTAGGAATGTCTGCGTAAGGATCGCGCTTCATTGCTAGAATAGGAATGTTCTTCGCTCCAGCTTCCAATGCTTTTAAGTTAGACTTTAGCTTGTTAAATTTATTATCAAGCAAAGGAGTTACTAGCATATCTGCCTCCGCATAATGGTTCATGTACAAATCAACTGGCAAGCTCTCAAGTATCTTGTAATCTAGCCTTTCGTTTGCCGTATAAATATTGGCCATCTCGTCCCAGTGCCACTTATTAAAATCGTTCCATCCGCAAAGAAGCATTCTGGTGTTTGCTACAAATCGCTTATCTTTTGACAAAGCGTAGATAGGAGCTTTCAACTGCTTAATATCTGGATAGTGCGTTATGCTACCAGTGTGCGCTATCGTTACCTTTTCATGTGGAATCGTAACCGCAGTAAATTGATCCTTATCAAATGGCAAAGCGTTAGGTATAACTTCACAGTTCTTGTTTATCTTGATTATCTCAGCCCATAATCTAGTATGCGTACAAGTAACTAGGTCGGCATGCTTAATGAAGGATTTGATAATCGTTCCTACTCCGTTGAGTCTATAATTAGCGTAGCTTAAATGCTGAGTAAATAGTTCCCAGTAGTCATCAATATCTACAACCAATTTAAAGCCATACTTCTGCTTCCATTCTAGAATCTGAATTAAGCTTGCGTTTTCGCAAAACCGATTTACTAAGAAGATATTAATATTCTTCTCCTTAATCATTTCTTCCGTAGGCGTATCTGTTATAAGCGCGTACTCCTTCTCCATTGTGGATAAAGGTAAAGCGATTCTGTGATAAGTTACTCCGCTATGCCTGCTTCCGCTTCCTAGTATTCTTAATTGGTTGCTCATTTGTTTCGGTTGGTTGGATTGCGTTTCTCTTGGCCATGAACTTAATGCCTTCGTAGTGTGCTTCTAATCGCTTTAGCATATCAAATACGCAAGCACTGCACCAAGCATTCAGCACAAATTGCTGATCTAAGTTACGCTGATAGATTCTAGTATATTCGTCAAGGATAGGAAAATCAATGTTGCGACAAAAGCCAAGCTTTACCGCTTCAAAGTTTACGATATGCTCCTCTAAGAATTTAATATCTTCTGGACTCATAGTTTATGAATTAATCTGTAAGATAGTGCGCCAATAATACCAGCGCTAAAAATTGTAGCAATAAAGCTAACTAAATTGTCTGGCATTAAATACATAACCATTGCGCTCCAAACCGAAAGGCAAGGTACGCAATTGAATGGCTTAAAGTTTAGATAAAAACTTTTGTGCAGATTAGTCATGTTAAAAAATACTGCAAAGGTAATCGCTGCTAAAATAATCATAATTTATATATTTCTTCTGTTACTAATTCCCAATAAATCTTATCGTCAATCTTTAGCTTCTGATCCTTTACCACTTGGCAAATAAACAAAGCTAGTTCTTTTGCCATTGCCTTATTGCCAGCAAAGTATAAACCATTATTAATTAAGGATTGCGCTCTTTCATCTGGCTTTAAATTATCTTGCATCTCGTAGCTTCTTTTTAATTACTGTAATTGTCTTGACTACGCTTTGATAAGGAATCTTTGTGCGCCTAGATACTTCTGTTTGATTAAATCCTAAATCAATGTAGGTTTCTAGCATGGTATTCTCGTACCAGGTTAAATCCTTTCGATTAGATTCTACTTGTATAAATAGCAATTCTTTAGCTTCCTTAGAATTATCTTCTACTTCTGCTATGTTCTCGAAGCCATCAATAGCTTCGTACTTAGCGCGGAAGTTCTTAAAGAATGGCTGATTCATTGAAGTTGAATAAATCATATTAAGCATGCACCTAACTAGCCAGAACTTCAAACCGCCTACTCCGTTGTTATTGTAAATGCTCCAGAATTTTTCATCTGTTATTGAGCATAGGTTTACAAACATCTCTTGGCGTAGTTCTTCTCTTAGTGAAGCTGGTTGCATCTTTCTTAGCGCGGAGGCAATCTCCTTACTTTCGTAAAGCTCAGCAATCAATTCGCTTCGAGTCTTCGCTATCATTTTTCTTTATGCTTTTCAATTATCATGCAAATCATAAAAATAATAAAGGCTATCTCCGCAATTCCTACGAAAATAGCCTCAATGACTAATCTATCCATTCAGTTTGTTAAGCTCATGCTCCAAGTACCAAATGGCTTTAAGCAGATCTTGTTTATGGTTACCCTTCTTGTCAGCTCTCAAAATATACTTAATCGCATTCCCTTTATTAAAGCTCAAGTTAAAGTCATCTATAATGTCTATTACTTCAAACTTATTGCCTTGATAATGCGATGGCGAATTTACAAGGTCTTCCTTTGCTGGTTCTACCGGTAAATCTTCAATAATTATCGGCATATCATCCCAGACTTTTTCTACAAATTCTTCCATTTGGTTGGCGATTTTTAATTCAAAGAATCTAGCGTTTCGTTGAAAGTAATAAGCTCAAGAATTAAACCATCTACAAATCTACAAGTTCCTTCATTGTCTCCTTGTTGCTGAGTATGCTGAGACAATTGTGCAATTTGCTCTTGATCAATCCAGCTTCTTACAATACTTCCATCCTCATTTCTTGTTGTAATCTTGATAAATTTTTTCATTGTTTGGTTGTTTAAATTGTACCCGATATGATATAAATGTTATAAGTTAAAGCAATTTTATACCTTTTATGGTATAAAGTTAAATTATTTTTTTAATTAAAAAAGCTAATTGCCTAAAAATCAATATCTAAGCCGTAGGATTTTAGCAGTATGTTAAGCTGAGTATTTAATCCCTGATGCTTTACGTCATCCATGTCTGCCATCTTCATGCCTAGCTTAAAGAATTTTAGCATTACATCTCCAGCCATAACGTGCTGCTCTACTACTTCTTCTTCTGCGCCTTCAGCGTAAAGCTTATCAGTTATGCTGATTAATTCATTTAGTAAGTTCTGGCTTTTAAATTTAAGCGATTGCTTATTGTAGATAGACTTGCGGAAGTCGTTCTCAATGTGATCTACTAAAGCGTTGGTAAGTCCTGCGTAAATTACGAAGGTTTCTCTGTCTGTTAACTTTTTCATTTGGTTTGGTTTAGTTTATCCTTAATCATTTTGACCTTTAAAAAACTAAGCTTCTGAAGGTATCCCTCGCAAGTTAGTAATCTTTCTTTATTAGTTTGCAAGCATTTGGCTAAATCATTTATAAAAACTCCATTGCCTAAGTCTAACTCTATGCCAGCTTTTAAGTTCTGCGCGTCTATCCAATCTATGGCCTTCTGGTAATTACTCGGAATCTTCATAAAGAAATAATTCTATTCTAGGATTTAACTTATCTATTTTCTTAATCATTACTAGCCTAACGCAAAGCCTATCGTTGGCTATTATGCCACAACTTTGCAAGCAGTCTAAAATTACCTTCGCTGCATTGTCTAAGTCGGAACGATTAGACTGAAAGTAAACAATAATATTAATTCCAAACTCTACGTTTATAGTTTCGCGAATCGTTAGCGTTTGCAACCTAAAGCTCTCTTCGTACTGGAGTAATTGCTTTGACTTGTAAAGCCTATTATTGCCAATTTTGTAGCCGTTAGACTTGCTTGGAACTTGGCCGTAGATTATTGCTTGCATGGCGAATTTTTATAGAATCGTTTTTGCACCCATCCGTTTCTTATCATTCGGTTGCGCTTAAAATCTATGTAAGGTCTAAAGTAAAAGAATCCGTTACCGCTTAAAAATACTACCTGCCTTTTATCGCAGTAATCGCATCGGTATGACATCGTAAACTTATTGCCAGTCTTGTTGAATAGTCGCTCTATTACTTTAGCGTTGTTTGTCTCTCCGCATTCTGTACATTCGAGCTTGTGATCTTCGTATACTTTCCTCTCCATTATTTTTTAATTATTAAGATTCCCGATTTTGTATATTTGCCTGGTTCTAGTTTACCATGCCATTCCTCTTGCCCTACCTCCATGCTAAAGATAGGTCTTGAAGATTCAGAAACAAATTGCTGAATAATATCTGTGCTGCTTTTGTCTGCCTTCTTTGGCTGCTCTTCTTTGTATAGCTTGAGCAATACTAAGCCAGTACAAATTATAGTAACGGCAAACGTTATTAGTTTTATTAGTCTTATCATTTTTTTAGTGTCTAAAATAAACATGATTTTAAAATTTCATAGCAAAGTAATCTTGGAATTTTGCTCCTTTCATAAGCGTTGGACAATCCTTGCGTTCCAGTCCTGGATCCTCTTGGTGCTTCATCGTGGCAAGCTTCTCCGTTCTTGCAAATTGGTCTTGGATTCCATCTCCAGTTATTAGTCCAGATGTCTGTGGGTTTCATTCTGCTATCTCCATACTGGCAATAGCTAATAGTTCTTCTAGGTAGATTTTTCATAAAATCCATTTTTCGTAAAACTCCTCTAGGATTTTCAATGAAATAATATCTTGGATTG